GCACCAACAGAGGACATAAGAGCTATGCCTGTAACAACTAAACCTAGATTATCTTTTAGTTTTTTAAACATTAATTACCACAACAACCATTACCACAACACTCGCTCATACTATCCTCCTATCTTCCAGATAATTTCTGTAATCTCTGAATCAATATTTTGTATAATATTTAACACATCAGAAAGTTTGCTATTAGAGTTTATAACTTCTACTTGTAGTGCAGTTACTTCTTGTTGCAAATCATTAACAGTTTTAAATAGCCATGCTACTAATCCTGCTAACCCACCTTGCAATATTTGATTTAAGTTAACTTGTGCTTTCACGTTAACCTTTGTTGTTAGGTGTCCATTCCTCTAAGCCATTTTGTATTGCAGTAACACCTGCAACTAGACCTGCAACAAGTGCGTTCTGTAAGACATCAACTTCTACCATACCAGTACCACTTGCAACGAGAACACCCATAAACGCTTGAATAAAAGTTCTTAGTGTTCTAATTCCAACTTTAGTAATCCAATCTTTCCAATCAGTCATATCTCTCCTATAAAATTTGTTTTCCATCTATCTTAGCATTTAAGTTAACAAGATTTCCGTTAATAGCTTGTAATTTTTCAAACACTTGCTTACCACTAATAAAATCATCAGAAGTTTTATTATCAATTTTTGTTGCATCTACTTTTGTTAAGTCAACTATTTCAATAGTAACTTTTTCATTATTCAATAAAGCAGAAGCAATCTTAGGATAGACACGCTTGTACGACTGCGTGGAGCTTCCTATGAAACCATCCTTTTGCACAATGTTGTTATTTTGTGAATCACCTAGCAATATACAACCTGAAGTATGCTCGTCTGTGTTCCCACAATGAATAAGAATATATTGAAAGTCTGGTACGTCTTGCAGTTCTAACATACCCTTGTGCATATCTCCAAATCTAGATGTGTACTTAGTGTGAAAACCACCAACAGTTCTAAATTTAATCTCGTATATACCTAGAGGTATTGCCGTTTCATGTTTCACTTTAACTTGACGTTGTTCATCTTCCAATGTGTAACAGACAAACTCATTATCTATATACAGAATCCCACTCGTACTATCAGCTTGTGAGCTAATACGATATAGCTTCAGTTTCATTATGCAGGTTTTGGATTATCAGCTTTAACTTGTGCAATATGTTCTGCCCAAAGAGTAGTTCCATTAACACCATCCCAATATTGCATATCAAGTTGGTCTTGTATAGAGTTGTAAGCTTCTTGTCTAGCAGTTTTATAACCATTTTCTTGGGTATCAAACTTACTATTAGCTAAATCAATAACTGCTTGGTCATATTCTGAATCTGTAAACTCTCTACGCTCATTATTTACTTGTGCGTACATTGGTTTAGCGTCCTCAATTTCTTGAGTTGCTACTACTGTTAGTTCTTCTAATGTTGCCATAATTATCCTTTCTATCTTATCATACTTTAATTAAATTTTATTTCTTGAGCCCATATAAAACGAAGCGTCCACTTGCTATGTTTCCACTAGCCATTTTAAATTCCATTCCGTCACTAGCACTTGCAACTGTATGGACTGCACCACCTTGCCTACCTCTAAATAAACCACTAGAGCTTATTTGTGTTGTTTCTTGTGTAATAAAAGAATATTCACTTGCATTTGGAAAGTTAAACAAATACAAAACCATATTAGCTACTTCCCCTGTACCTGTACCAACATCATTTACTTTAAAACTATCAATATTAACTTCTGCATTATTTCCATAAGTAGTATCTGTTCTTAATTGTTTAACTGCATAATCATATTCACTATCTGTTTGTGCAGTACCACCTTTGGTTACTCTGAAAATTGGTGTAGCTCCGTCTGTTGTAGGTGCTAAATTATTTACAGTAATCATATAAACATTATATGTACTATCAATAGGATTTAAAATTACACTTCCTGTTGCTGATGATATAACTACTTCTTCAATTTTTATTAAGCTACCTGCCATTATTTAACCTTTAACTCCATATACATTAATTTTTCCTGTTACTGTTCCTGATGAAGTTGAAAATTCTAAACCTGTATTTTGTTGTGCTTCTTTGTGTACTCCAATAAATTTTGCACCTAAATTTGTTGAACTTCCTAAAGTTCCACCACCTTGATTTGTAAAAAAAGTATAACTTGAACTGTCATTAGGATTAAAAACATACATTACAAAATCCTGTTGAGTTCCAAAGTATTGACTTCTATTAATAGCATTTTGCCCTGTTTGTCTTTCTTCAATAAAAGAGTCATACATTTTCATCATTAAAAAAGCATTATCATAAGTTGAAGAACTATCTGTGCCACCACTATAAATTAATCTGAAATTGTGATAGCCACTAACAGAAACTGTAAATAACCCTGTTATTTTATACACATCATAATTTGCACTAAAGCAATCTGTTACAGATAATGAACTTACACCACTTCCACTTACTTGTTTTATAAATTGTAAATTAGTAGCCATTATGAATATTCCTTTATTCCGTATAGGGAAAATGAGCCTGTAAATGCACCAACATCATAAGCCATAATTTGAAATTTATTTACAGTACTTGCTTGAGGTAAAGCATTTGAGCCAAATGTTGATTGAATTTCATTACTATTACTCCAACCAGAAAAGTGTGTTGTTGCAAAACTATATTTTGAACTGTCTAAAAAATTATAAAAATATAAATATCCATTAATGTTACTTTGTGTATAACTTGTTGAAGTATTATTACCAAATCTAAAAGCATTCTTTGTAGTGCCTCTATCTTCTGCAAAAAAACTTGGTGTACAATCTTGGTTAGCCATTTGATAAACAGTACCACTTTCTAAAACTCCACTTTCATAAAGTCTTATTGCTATACCTTTACCATTACTAGTGTTATAGCCATCATTAATGGTTAACAAGTGAACATTGTAACTTCCTAAATCATCAAAATCTAGAGTTGAAACTGCACTTGTTATTGTTTTAGTTTCAATTAATTCTAATTGTCCTAATTGTGGTGTCCATTTATCTGCTTGGTCTAAGTTATAAATATCTTTAGGTTTAAAGATACCTTTATTATTAAATGCACTTTGTTCTGGTGCTTCTGGTATGTATCCATATTCACTCATTATGTTGTTACCTTATATAATACAAATTGACTTTCTGCTTGAAAGCCACCACCACCCGATTGATTAGTATTTATGTTTACGCCGTCATGTGATGTTTGTTCTTTTTTAACACCTGATTGAATATGTCCTCTAACACCCTCGCCGTCATAAGAATATGCAGGTTGAATTGTTACATAAGAATATTCATTAGCGTCATACCAATTATATAAAAAAGCAATAGCATTTAATGAATTAGGTGCAATAGACATTCCGTCAGTAAATCTAAATATATCTTGTGGTGTATTACCAAAGTTTTGATATGAGTTATTTGCCCTAACTAAAGTCCACGATATAGCAATATTGTTAGTTGTATCAGCAGAGCCACCTGTTGTTGGTTGCAAATCACATATTCCACCATTAGCCCCAACGTGTACATTATTTAAAGCAAGCATATAAACTGAATTATCTGAAATTCCTGTCATTGTTACAACTTGAGTAGCTGAAGTTAGTATTGTTTTGTTTACCTGAACTAAATTCATCAGTCTATCCTCAAGCCATAAGTTCTAATCGTTCCACTAGATACATCTGAACTAGGAAATAGAAATTGAAAACCTGTAATAGTATTAGTTTCAGTTAAACGCCCAACACCAATAGTACTCAAATATCTAGGATTAGAATAATGTGAACTTTGTTGCCCTGTATTATATGTATAAGCAGAACTGTTAAACGGATTAAAAATATGTAAAATTCCATTTGCTACATCAGGGGCTTGGTCTGCGTTGCCCATAGCGTAATGAATTTTTGTACTGTCGCTTGTATTCGTACTATTTATATTTGAATAACCTGTATCTGCAGGCATATACCAACTTGCAAAAGAATAATTTGAAGTATGAACACTACCACTTGAATTAATATATCTTAAATATACTTCTGTTGCAGTTGTACTAGCAGTAGAAAAACCATTAGCAATTATTTGATAGACATCAAAGTCTGCATTAAAAACATTTTCTACATTAATTAACCCTACTGAACTGCTTACAGTCGTTTGATTAATTAATCTTAAATTACTCATACTGTCTCTTTCAAACCATATAAAGACATGCTACCTGTCAAAGTATCTGCGTTAGGATAGAAATGTACACCACTTAAAGTGTTGTTGACTTTATAAGCACCACCACCAAAGCTACCCTCAAACACTCCATTATAAATTATTTGAGCGAGGTGTTGATTAAAGGTAGTATATTTAGTGCTATCTAATGCACAATACATATATAGAAAACCATTAATTGCTTCGCCTGTTGCATTACCTGTTTGTGCCGATAATCTTAACCTGTCTAAATTAGGGTCTCTGTCTTGAGCTTCTGAACTACCACCAACTTGCATAGCTCTAGCGTAAGTGCTACTTGCTGACTGTACTGTGCCACCTACTTTCACTCTAAGACTAATATCACGATTATCGCCTGTATGAATATTGTTCCATTGAAAAACGTGAACTTTATAATTACCTAAATCATCAAAAGCTACTGAACTAACGCCACTAACAGTTTGTTCTTCAATAAGTTCTAATGAACCACCCCAACTACCGTCTTTAGTTAATTGAAGTATTTCACTAGGTGTATATAAACCTGTATTCTTTTTAACATCATTTGGTTGTGTACCTAGATAAGGCATAAATTACCTTTCTAAGTTTGTCGTAAGAATGAAACGTTATATTCTGCACTAGTTGCACTAGAACATAAGCCCTGTAATTTATCTCCAGTTTCTAATGTAATCTTAGTTGTTATCTCTATTGTTGTACCAAATGGAAGTGATACATTATTTAAAATGTGCCTCAACGTTCCACCGGACTTTGTAACACTTAAATCAACTGTTACATCTGCACTAGAGCCACTAACATTAGATACCAAGATACCAATAACAGTTTCAGTTGTAGATGACGGAACTGCATCAACAATATCTGCTGTTGTAGTACCAAGTACACCTTGAACTGAATGTAATGTATCTGCCATAATTTATCCCTCTCTTAGCTTAAAGCTAATACTAATCCTAAACTAACTCCTGCTTGAGCTAAGTTAGCTATATCTTGAGCTGTTGTTTTTTTCAAAGCGTTACTATCGTCTGCATCCCCAATCAAAACTAAATCGCTACCAGCGACAGTTGCTGAAGTTGCAGAATTAGGAGCGATAGAGAGAGTTGAACTAAATGCACCAGAACTTGCAGTAGCACCACCATTAAGTCCAGATGTACCAGCAGTTGTAATAGTTACACCTGTAATATCTCCATCTCCAATAAAACTTGCCCAAGCTGAGCCGTTATAAAATACTAATGTGTTGGTGTCTTTTAAAAATGCAAACATACCCTCGCTTGGACTTGATATAGCAGAATCTCTTGCAGAGGAATCAGCAAAGACCATAACTGTTTGTTCCATGATATATGTATTAAATTCAGAAGCATTAACCAAATCTCCTGTTGACCAAACTTTAAATCCTGCACCTGCCATTATATCTCCTTATGTATATGCAAACCTTGTACCTACGCCTAGTTGAGCTTGTCCAAGTACCCAGCCTGACGATGAAGCCGGACTTAAGGTAATATTCCAAGACCAAGTTTGCGTACTAGCATTAACATTATGCTGTATGGATTCTATCCATAATTCATCAGTATAGCTAGAAGTATCTGGATTTACTATTTTAACAGAGATTCTATCTCCAAACTCAAGTCCTAATGCCTTTTCCCAAATATTAACATTCTGTCTTGGGTTGACTTTTAATGAATCAATACGGACAATCGGTAAGGAAGTTTCAGCAATTTTTTGGTCAATTAAAGACAATACATCAGCATCACTAACATTTATAGTTGTTTGAACGGAAGCAATTGGTCTATACCTAGCAACAGAATTAGCATCAGATACAAATTGTGTATTACCACTTTTACGTGTCCATTGATAAACGTTTATAACCTCGTGTGTGTCAAAAGTATTTACAACATCAACATAAGGTAAGTTTGTTCCATCATTACTAAACGTTGCTTGTACATCAGTTGCTTTAGCATTAGATAGACGATAGTTCCTATTTCTAAAAACAGCTTTACCATCTTTACCAATAAAAAATTGTGCATTTTCTGAAACTTCACATTCCCTAATAGCAGATAAAATATCAGTTGTTCCAGATTGGGATTGCACCTGTAATGTACCTGCGTCAATAGTTCTTTCAGTAGATGGAAACTGTATAACATCAAGAAGCCTAGATACCCTTGCACTTGATAGTTCCTGTACATCTTCATAACCCAAAACAGCAGATACTCCTATTTCTGAGAAGCCACCTCTACCTAAACGCCACCCAGCAGAACTAATGTTCTGTTGATTAAAAATCTTAAAGGCATCACCACAATTAAATTGTACAACAGAATCAGCACCGATTGCTGGAAATGAAACTGGTATCATGTCAAGGTAACCAAAGAAAACTGGGTACGTAGTACCATCATAGGTTGCAGAAATTTTAACTGGCTTTAATGGTTGTATCTTGGTAATAGAGTTAGCAGTATCATAGTAAGGACTAGAAGTGTTATTAGGATTAAACCTATTATCTGCGTTAGATAAAAGTAGAGATGCAGTTCCACCTACGAACTGTCCAAGCTCATTAGCCCTACCACGCTTAGTATTAAATTGACGAACATAAGAGCTTATGTCTGTAAACGTTAAAGAAGTATCAAAAGGGTTATTATCAAATGCAACTTGTACTGTTAAATCAACATTGGAATCAAATGCAACAGACATTAGAACGCTACGTTAATACCACGTCTAGCACCCTCTTGAAGTGCCTTAGCGACTGCTTCTTCTATTTCGGCAGGAGTACCAAGCATAGAGCCAGTATTGACTGTTATAAGCGTTTGCCCACCACCTAAATTACGTTGTGCTAACCCACCACCAATATCGGTAGATGAAGCTACAAATGGTGCAGGTGGAAATATAGTACCACCACTAGGGCTATCAGTAGAGCTACCAGTAGTTGTAGATACACTAGCTGGAGATGGGGATAAACCTATACGACTAGACTTAACAAAGAGTTCGTCATATTTAGCCATCAACTTGTCTATCTCAATACCAGTGATAGATGACATTTTTTTAAGTGCATCCTCATAACCTTTAGTTCCTTGTCCAAAACCTGCTAATGCTTTAGCAAGTTCTTCTTGTGCGATAGCTTGTTGTAATGTATTTTTAAAGGATTGTTCAGTAACTTTATTTAATGATTTTTGTGCTTCAGCAACATCTTCAAGTGCTTTAATTTTAAGTTCTTCTGCTCTAACTAAATCTTTTTCAGCTTGTTCAACATTCCTGATAGCTACTTCTTCTTCACGAGATAATGCAGTAGATTCTTCAATAAGTTTAGATAGTTGCTGTTCGGCAACAGCTAACTCAAGTTTCTGTATTTTAGTAAGTTCCCCTGCTTCTTTGAGTTCTTCAATAGCAAGTTTCTGTCTTTCAATAGCAAGTTGTTCTTCTGCTGTTACTTTTGCCCCTAAGCCCTGAACATCTGCTAAAGATTGTTTTGCTTTATCTAAATTTTGAGTGGCTTTTTGGATTTCCTTTTCAGCTTCAAACTGTTTCTTTAGAGCTTTATTTCTATTAGATTCAGCTTTAGCTACCCTATCTTGTTGGGCTTCCAACTGGTCAAGAGCATCAACAACAGATTGCAAACCACCGAGCAATCCCTGTTCATACGCTTCAGCAGTCTTTAAAGCCTCTTTTGCGTTTTCATCTAAGGCAATACCATTAGAATCAAGTAAGTTAGTAAGCTCATCAACAGTAAGATTAGTTCCGTCAAGTACATCTTCAAGTTCTACACTTGCTTCAATAACTTCAGAAGTAGAGTCTGCAACAACCCCCAAGTAATATTGTTGTCTGCTATATGCATCATTAAGACGTGTGGCTCTTTCCTTAGCTTCCACATACTTGTCATTACTTCGACCTATTGCCCTAGTGAGAGCAACTAATCCAGATGTAACAAGTGCTATACCAACTCCTATTGGACCAAAAGCAACTGCTATGGCACTAACAATAATTGCTGTAAGTGCTTTGACACTATCAGATACACCATCTGTTCTGTTTTTAAAGTTTTGAAATCTTTCAACTGTTATTTGTGCTGACTTAGTCATTTCAACTAATGCAGGAACGAAGTCTTGACCAATAGTTATCTTTAAGTTTTCTATATTGTTTTGAAGTAATTGGACTTGTGCCTTAAACGTTTCAAGTTGTTTTTGTGCTACACGTTCAGTAGTACCACCAGCGTTACGAAGCTCATTATCATAATTCCTAATCGCATCTTCTGCACCAGCAAGAATTTTAACAGCGTCAGCTACACCACGATTAAGACCTAACTGGTCAAGTAATCCTGCTTTTTGGACATCACTAAGACCATCCATACCTGCTGTAAGATTTGCAACAACTTCAGACAAGTGGAGCAAGTTACCCTCAGCATCAGTAACGACAATACCACTAGCAACCCATTCTTCATTATTTTTCTTTACAGCCCTAGATACATCTCTTAAAATTTGGTTAAGTTTTTCTCCAGCTTCTGCACCCTTAACACCTCTATCAGCAAATGCAGAAAGAACGGCAACTCCTTCCTCAATATCTTTGTTAGTAACTTTAAGGGCTGAACCTGCTTTATTAGTTAGAGCTTCAGAGAACTGTTGTACGGTTGCGTTAGCCAGTGTGTTAGCTTTAACAAGAACATCAGTAACTCGTGTAAGGTTATCAAGGTTTTGAACTGCATCATTAACAGTAAGACCTAATGCAGATTGTGCGTCAGTTGCAAGGTCAGTAGCAGTAGCCATATCAAACATACCAGCTTGAGCAAACTTAGCTACCTGTGGAAGTGCAGACATAGACTGTTCAGCATTTAAACCAGCAGACGCTAAAAAGAAATATGCTTCAGCAGAATCAGTTGCAGATATTGCAGTTACAGTTGCGACTTCTCTGGCAACCCTAGCCATCTGTTCTTGTTGAGCAGTAGTTGTTTGCATAATAGCTAAAGATTGTGTCATCTTGCTATCAAATTCAGCAAAAGCCTGTACGGATTCAAATACGCCTTTAGCAACACCAAGCATCGCACCGACAACAGCAACAGAGCCGACCTTAGCAAATGTTGCTAATTTACCACCAGCTAATTGAGATGACTTACCTAACGAAGCCATTTGTGCTTGAGCAAGTTTTGCACCCTGCGTAGCAATCCTAATTATTAAGTCTGCACCTGTTCCCAAGTTTTATCTCCTCTTTTTCGCCTCAGCTTCGGCAATCGCCTGTGCTTTGTTACGTTCCTGTTGTTCCCACAAATAGAAAGTAACCCATTGTGTAAACTCGTATGAGGACATTGTAGCGTTAAGTTCGCCTACTGTCATAGATAAATCACGAGCTAGACGAAAAGTAAAAGAGAGTTCTGGGTTAGTCTTGAAATTCTTCAGCTATATCTTGCTGAGAATCACCCCCAACGCCATTCATGTCAGCTATTGATAAAAATAGATTGTCAATAACCGTAGCGTCTTTTTCATAAAGCAGTTCGATTGCTTTATCATCAAGTTGTGGCTCAATAACACTTGCTTTTAATAATGCTTTTTGATAATCAAATGCGTCTTTATCATCAGCAGTAGATATACGAGCCAGTTCAACCTGCATTTTTTTCGTTAAACCTTTTATCTTAACTTTTGCATTCCATTCCTCTATAACAATTTCTTGTATAGGAACGTTAGGTAGTTTATCAATTTTGTTTAAATCTAAAAATTCCATCGTGTCCTTTATTTAATTATTTAGTGAGTAGCTCTAGTTACGTTACCACTTACTTGCATATCAGCTGAGAAGCCAACGACATCTCCGACTGGGCTAGATTGTGAATAAGACGTAACAATGCACTCGCCTGTGTACTTAACTTTTCCACTTGAAGTTCCCTCTGGAGAATATTCAAAGCTAAGTGATGCAGTTTGACCTACAACGGCTCCAAGTATTCCGTCTATTGTCGCATCCCAAAGACCACTAACAGATAGCGTTGCGTCTTTCAATCCAACGATGTATGACTTACTAGAACTTCCAAGTGTTGTTGTTTCAGCAACATCTGCTGTTTCTGGAAAGTCGACAGAGTTAACGTAAGTAGATATGTCAGTCAATGAACCTGAAGCGTTATCAAGTTTAAATACTGAACTTTTACCATGTACAAATGCCATATATATCTCCTCTAATTATTTCTTCCAAACCCTACTATAACAGCAAAGGATGGATTAGTACCACCAACAGTATATTGTACTTTTAAGTACCTGTTGACAGTTGTATTAGCATCGACAGTCTTTACTTCAGCAGTAGTTCCAGTAGCTTGTGTAAAAGTTACTAAGTCTGCGTAAGTTGAGTTGTCGGCACTATGTGTTATTTTAACAGTTAGTGTCGGAGTGCTTCCACTTGCAGTTTGCACTATAAGGAACGCTCCACCACCATTAGCAGTCGAAGTTGCGTTATCTCTAGCAGTACCACTAGCAGTAGCAGTAACAGTTGCATTTTCCAATACAGTTCCGTTGTACACACCACTATCAGCTTGTATGTCTAAAG